TTCACGGAACAAAACTTGCCGTAACCTCGATATAGCCACAAAAAGATAAGGAGAAGAGGTGCTTTTCTTAACGTTTCATAACGTTTCACATCTCTTCATATCCTTATAATAACAGCGTTTCTGTATCATGTCATATCATACGTTTTCGGAATTCACGGAACAAATACGGAACAACTCGATTCTTTAAAAATGCGCAAAAAAATAAAGCCTACCAATTAAGGTAGGCTCGTTTTGATTATTCTTCATTATACTGTTGGCCATGGGTCGTCTGTAATGTATGAAATATTAGATACCCGAATATCGCCGATGTCTCTGTCGGTTGGTACTGGGTCGGTGAATTGGAAACGTAAGTGATTTGCATCACCATAACCGCCTACATACCACGTTCCGTATGGGACACCGTCATCGTTGAAAATCTGACCAATTAGCGAACCAGATGTTCTATACCCTAAAGGTATACCACCGTTTGCTATAAGGAAGCATTTCTTTTCACGGTTCCCTGGATGTCCGATGAATGCTGGGTTACCTCGTCTAACAATTCCGAACCAACCCCATTGTAGTCCTCCGAATTGATAAGTTACTGTATTATTAACTCTTCGGACTTGTAAATAAGAATTACCTAGTTTAGACAATATATTTATGTTCTTCCAACCGGTATCGCCATCTAAAACAGCCCAGCCTTGATTACCTGAAGGGGTACGTTTAATCCATTTCAATGCGCCATTAGTTTTCTTAGTATCGACATACGTTTGGCCGAGTGTTCCGTCTACACGACCATTCGGCATACCGACTCCAGTTAACTCACTAGATGATGTAGTTCCATTTTGACCAGAGCCAGAAGAAGTAGGGAGTGTGACTGACCCACCACCATCTGATAAGATGAGTGTATTCCCTGATAAAGTCAATTTTTGAGGATTTTTAGGAATAGATGCAAGTTGTTCTTTAGTTGCGTAGCTTTCCCCTTTTTGCTCAATAGTAGAAAGTCTTTGCTTAACTTCAGTATCGTTATAAGCTTGAGGGATTTCTGACTTCTTAGCATAACCCTCTAGGCTTTGATGCTGCGTAAGATAACCCTTGCTATTTAATACCTCGTTTGTTACAAAATTTGAAGTATCTAAATCAGGTTTACTTTCTAAATGTTCAACTCGTTTCTTTAATTCTAGGTCATTATAAGGTGTTGGAATTTCAGATTTTAAAGCGTAGTCACTCAATGATTGGTGCGAGGTAAGGTAGTTCTTATCTCTTAATTCTTGCTTAGTAACTAAATTATTTAATTCTTCTTTGGTTGCTAAACGTGAAATATCTTGATGTGTTGTAAGATAATTTTTATTTTCAAGTTCCTGTCTTGTTACTAGATTACTAGTATCTTTTTCAGGCTTGCTTTCTAAGACCTCTAAACGCTGTTTTAAGGAGCTGTCATCATAGACAGTATCTTTATCAGTTTTTGTCTTTAAAACTTCAATTTCTGCTGAAATATGGCTGATTTCAGTACGTAGACTGCTATCATCATACGTTCCGCCTTGTTCCTTAATCTTGTTGAAAAGTTCGTCCAATTCTTGCTTGGTAACAATATTTTCAACATCCACGATTCGTCCAGTTGTGCGTTCGACTAGAGGTGCTTTTCTAGCTTTGTCAATAGCGCTGAGCCATACATTAAATGCGAATGCGTAAACGTCGGTAGATTGTTCCACTTTCTCAAAGTAGATATAGCCAATCACGGATTCATCAGCAATGATTGATGTACTATCGAACGGAACCGTAATCATGTTTCCCTCGATTGTGGCTTCCACAGTTCTATAACGTTTGGTTTCCTTAAAGTAAAACAAACATAGTACTTTAGAAGCGGTTAGCCCTTCTGTAGTGAATTTGAACACCGCTGTCCCTTTATCGTGGCTATAAATCTCATGATTTAATTTTTCAATACATCGATTAGCTGACGTAATACTTAAATGTTTTTCGATTATTTTATCCATACGCCCTCCTTTTTTAAATAAAAAGAGGACTCGCAACGAGCCCTCTATGATCCGTAATCTTAGCCTTCAATTTTCTTCAATTCGTTGAACCCGTTCACGACAGATTCAATCAATACTTTCTTGGATGCATCATCCAAATTGATTCCAGCTTTTTCAAGCTCTTTCGTCAAGTTGTCAAATGCAGCCTGGAATTTGTCTTGGCTCGCACCGTGCACATCTTTGAAGATTTGTTCCACAGCGCCAACGACTGTGTTCGCAATAGACTTAGCCAATTCATAGTTCTTAGTATCCGTTTTAGCTTTCAATTCTGCAGCTTTAGTTTCGATGAAGCCCTTCACCCCTGTGAAAGCTAATCCAATCAATACGACTAAAATGCTAATAACTCCGTTTACGATAGTTGTTTGTAATTGTTCCATTATTGTTCATCCTCTTTCTTTTCGATTTCAATTTCGATTATTTTTTGGAATTTCTTGTCTTGATTTTTTCGCATCTGGTTGATGTACGGTCTCAATGCTTCGGGGAATGGTAAGCCCAATGCTTCCCAATTCTCCATCAACGAACCCACATAGCTCATAATGAAAAATAGACATGTGGTTATTCCTATCTCTCTATGATTGAGAGCTCTAGCATATAGGGCAACTATCATGACTACTGATATGACAAGAAAATGTCTGAGCAGTCCATTCGTGCTCGTTTTACTGTCAAATTTTTTCAATTTAAAAGCCTTGATGTAGCCAGAAACTACATCAAAGCAAATTAACCAAAACAAAATTTGAATATACGGACTGCGCATTAATCCTTGCAAATGCATGGTCAATACGTTAAATTCTACATCTATCATCTACTACAACTCCATGATTTCTACAACTGTTTTATATTTTTTAATTTCATCTCGCTTGTTCGCGTTATCTTGCTCTAAACGTTGAATGTCTTCTGAAAGATTTTGAATTTTTTGTTCGTATTGCGCTTTTTCTTCGTTCATGCGATTGATATCTGCCTGCTTAGTAGTCACTTTAGTTTCTAATGCAGTAATTCTGTTTTTAATTTGTTCTAATTCCATATTGAATCATCTCCTTTTAGATTATGAAAGTAATTCATTTACACGATTTTGAACTGCTTGTGCGTCGTAGCCAGCGTTTGTGAGATTATCGAATCGTTCTTGCCCATTACCCCAAAGGCCTTGGATAACCTCGTTCGCTACGTCGTCAAGATTAGTATAATCGTCATAACCTTGTCCGCCGTTTAAAATACTATTCACTCTATCTTGCACGGCTTGCGCGTCGTAACCAGCACTCGTTAAACTATCATAACGTTCTTGACCGTTTCCCCATAGGCCTTGTAATACCTCTTGTGCCACGCTGTCAATGTCTGTGCTAGTGCTATTGCTAGGTGTTTCACCACTCAAAATACTGTTTACTTTGTCTTGAACTTCTTGCGCATTGTAACCCGCACTTGTTAGGTTGTCATAACGTTCTTGACCGTTGCCCCACAATCCTTTAAGAACCTCTTGTGCAATCTCGTTTACCGACTTACCGTTACCGCTAGGCTTTTGAGTTGTTCTTTCTTCCTTAACTGTTTCTTGGACTGTCGGCTCACTTTCGACTTGTCCCAACATTTCGTCTACTGTCTTACCTAGACTTGCAAAATATTTCATACGTGAAACAAAATAGTTTTTAACACTTTCTGTCGTTCCGCCGTGTAATTCTAGTGAACGGTGTGGACATGTAGTAGACACAAACTCATGATGTAGTCTTACTGTTTGTGTATTGATTGGCAATCCATAGAACAATAAATCTTCAGTAGCTTGCATGAGTGTCATATCTTCATTTTGAAGGAATTCCTCGTCACTAACTTTCAAACTTTCACACACTTCATATCCAATCGAACGGCAATTACTCCACCAGTCTCCAGTGTGATAGCCGATATTGAATGTATCAATTACTCGAGCAATAGTATTGCGATTGCAATAGTAGTGTGCAATTCCTAGTGCTTTATCACGATTGCGTAACCAATCAATGTACTCTTCTGGTGTCATACTTCCCGCATCGTTGTGAATTACAACAAATTCCAAATTGACTAATCGTCCGCTGTTGCTCATTAAAGTTTCATTGATTTTTTTAACCATATTAAATCCTCTTTTCGTTTGATTTACAATGAAATAGGCAGCCACGAATTGTAGCTGCCTAATATTTCTATTGATTGTTTGGGCGGTCGTAAGTCATTGCACGAGTGCTGTCGCTCACTCCGCTAGTAGTTGGATCGTTGACAATTCCAACGATAACCAATACTGCAAATAGTGCATTAATAAACACTAGCAGCTTATCAGTAGTATCTCCAAGCTCTAGACGAATGTTGAATACTGCTAAGAATGTTTGAAGCAGCAACGCTAGAGCAGGAACTAATGTAATCCAAAATGTCTTGTTTAAAATGCGTACCTTCCAATTAATCATCATATTTCTCTACCTCTTCCACAATTAATTTTTTAATTTTGTTTTCTTGATTTTTTCTCATTTGATTAATGTATGGCTTCATTGCTTCTGGGAATGGCAGTCCAAGTGCTTCCCAGTTCTCCATTAATGAGCCAATGTAACTAATAATAAAAAATAAACATGCTGTAATGCCGATTTCTCGATGGCCTAGAGCGCGTGCATACAGCGCAATAACCATCACGACAGCTACAACTAAGAAATGCCGCAGCAAACCGTTTGTACTCGTTTTGCTGTCAAATTTCTTTAATTTAAAGGCTTTGATGTATCCAGACACGATGTCAAAAAATACTAACCAAAGCAAAATTTGAATGTAAGGACTTTTAAACAATGATTGAAGATGATCGTTTAAAAATCCTAGTTCGATATCGTGAGGCATTATAGTTCCATGACCTCAACGACTGTCTTATATTTTTTGATTTCATCACGTTTATTAGCATTATCTTGTTCTAATCGTTGGATGTCTTCTAACAGATTTTGAATCTTCTGCTCATACTGTGCCTTTTCCTCGTTCATACGGTTGATATCCGTCTGCTTAGAAGATACTTTTGATTCTAGAGCAGTAATTCTATTCTTAATTTGTTCTAATTCCATTTTCTATAACTCCTATCTTCATCATTTTTCTTGAATCGTTATTCCATCAAAACATAACAGACCCCTACTCACACCGTACCCACACATAAACTCCCCTATTGTACTCATATACAAACTACATGGTTTCTTACCTTCTGTGATAGAAGGGAAAATTTGTTGGATTGCTGGTTTATGATTTCGTAGAAAAAAGATAGTTCCTCCATCTCCTACATACGAATCGCTCACCGTATTTTTGCATGTACCTTTTAATTGAATACTTCCATCGTTTGAAACCTTATAAGCACATTCTGCGATTGCAGTCCATCCATTTTCAAGTTTGAGTGGGTGCCAGACGTTAGTCCATTCCGTCCACTTTCCATTTTCTAGTCGTCTGATATGTACTACTGTTGAATTAAATGGAATATATTGCTGCACACAATAATTTGAATCATTACTGTGAGTGATTACATTAATATAACCATAATTATTGGCCCCTTCTGGCGCATTCTGCACTCCAGTCGCATGATATCCTCCAGCAGTTTTCAAATTGTTTAGATCACCATTAAATTTTAATGACTTGCCTTCACGGGATGTCATAACAAATTCCTGGATTGGCTTCCCTCTAGACATTAGACCATCTTCGACATTTAAGCTGCTATGGAATGCTACTGGCAGAAATGACTCAAAGTGATTTTCTAGTTCTGGGAATCCTCCTACAGCAGCGCGATTATCGCCCCATGCCCACAATACTCTAGATGAACGAACAAGCAGCACAGAGTCTACCAAGTCGCTCAATTTATCCTGTATGACTAATCGGACATTATATGCTTTGGAAAGCTCATAGAACGCTCCACAATCAATTTGACGGTTAATCCTTTCAGTACTCTCATTCGTGAGATTAACTGCATCAATCCATCTATTAGCCTTCTTAGCTGAGTACTGAATTTTAAGAGTGTAAGGATTACGATTAATCCCATCAATAACTAATGGACTTACATTGGCAGCAACTGTGGCAATGATAGTCTTATTAGTTCCGTTACCTGTTCTGTTAGCTAAGAAGCCGATAATTTTAGGCGCGTAGTAATCCCATACTTTGATAGTCTTCGATTTAGTGGCTGTTCTGCCGCGTGAGTCAGTAACTTTAGCTGTAACTTCTAAATTACCAGCTTTATTGGCTGGAAAGTCTCCTGTTGCTGCTCTAACCACTAAACTATCCACTGTTAACTCAGTCGATACGATAGTTGAGCCGTGAGAGCCTGCTGCATTATTTGCTTCAACTCTCATGACAGATTTATCTTTTACAAAATTGCCAACAGGAATGAATTCTGCTAATTGTGCCGTTCTTTCAGTGATTGTTACATCCTCAAGTGTCGGAACGATAGAAGCAGGAACCTTAATCGGAACCCCTCGCTTATATACATCATTTCCAATCTTGTCATCGCCTCTGAATGTACGTACACACACATCTAGCAGTCCAGTATCGCTGTTAGTGATACGTGCTGCATAATCTATTGGAACTGTGAGCTGAACGCTTGTATCGTGTCCAGTTCCTAAATCAATCCAGCCGCTGTCGTTCACTTGCCACCACACTTGATGTCTGAATTCGTTGACTTTTTTATCAATCTTGATAGTAACTGGCTGCCCTAATTCAGTTGCTGTAACTGAATTAATAGCACTAGCTCGTGGAATATTTGTTAATCCAAGTGTTCCGCTGAACCAATTAATATTTCCTTGGTCTGCAACATTCAGAATTCTTGCCCAGAACGTGATTGTCTTGCTGCCGTCCTCATTGTGAGGAATTCTAATAGTTCCGCTGCCTAGCAGCACTCTGTTTGTATTTCTTAAATCGAAGCTTACATACTTATTAATTACTGTCTGGTCGTTAATAGTAGCTTCTGCCCATGTTTCATTGTTTAAGTCATAAACCCATGTGCTGCCGCGCTCTAACCAGAGTTTATATTCAACTGGTGAGTCGTTGTTCTCGATGCTGTAGCCTGTCTCAACAACTTCCATAGCAAGCTTTGCATATCCGCTGCTAGTAAATTTTTCAATCCTAGCCATTTACAGCACCTCCTACATAAGAAATAACAGTGAATTCATTGTCATATCTTTCAAAAATATGATTGGCGATTGTGACACTGTTCCAGAATGTCGCGCTGACGATGTTCATTTGTTGCCCAGACACGTACGCAACTACGCGACCAGAATCGATAAATTCCATGCGCTCGTTTGTGTATCTCGTTTGCAATTTATTTCCGTTCTTTCCGATAAGCATTCCGTCTTCATCTACATTGAAATAAGTTGAGAGAGCATTAAGAAGAATGCTTGATTGCTCGATGTTAAGCTCTACTGCTCTTGTTCGCTGCCCTAAGCCTCGAATCTCTTCTGCAGTCTCTTGAATTCTCTTATAAGACTCTTCAAGATTACTAAATTTCCCAGTTAAATCTCTGAGTGTGTCTTCTGTGACTTGAGACTTATTGATAATTTCCATCACATTAGCGAATTGATCAGCATGCTCTCTGTTACGCTCTTCAAATTCTTTTTGAAGTCGTTCCAGCTCTTTGTTGTCCTTGTTCAAAACTGGCTTCCATTCGCCATTTGTGTAAATTTTTGGAATATCCTTTCCAGGAATGCTCGTATCAGTCCACAAATCTCCTGGACTGGGATTGGTTGGGGGAGTTGGCCCTATTGACTTGTTAACGATGAAGTCTTTAATGACTATAGAGTTGCTTGCAACTACTTGATTGCCTTCGATTGCCTCACAAATAAATGTAGCTTCTCTATCAACATCGTTCACGGTAATTGATAATTCATTGCTGCCGTTTACATGCTGCTCATTCCATGATGTGTCATCCGTTCCATATTTACTTACTCGTTTCCAACGATATGTGAATCGACTGTTCATTTGAATGTCCATCTTGCTGACGTTAGCAATTAATTTAGTAGCGATATTACTATTTTGGAACACCACTCCGTCGGTCGACTGAATTGTCATAACGAATGGAACGCTTGTGAAATCAAAAAGACGTTCTTGCACTAATGTGCTTAAACGTCTTACCTTCTCACTAATCGTATCTTCTTTAGACTGAATGTTAGTTATTTTAATTTCGCCACTTTCTTTTGTAGCGATGGATTTCTTGATGCTAGAAACACGGCCTTCTACAACCAACGCTGGTTCGAAGTTATTATCTACAATGACTACTGTATCTCCGATGTTGATTTCTTCAGGCAACAAGCTGATTGATACATCATACGTCACTTCTGGATGATTCCACTGTTTCAACTTGATAACAGCTTCTACCATCAACGTTTGTGGGGTTTTAGCCTCACTTTCATAACGCTTAACAATTCCTCCACCCGCAGGAGCGTATCCGGCTCGTTTCCATCTTGCTACCGCGTCATAATCGATTAAATAAATCGAATTTTTCGTAGACCGAATATTCCCTTCGTTGTATTCAGCTCCAGCTAACGTAATCCCATCAGCACCAGTTGCTACAATCGTAGTTGCTAGATTTTCAATAGAAATGGTTCTTTTAACGTTTGAAACTTCTCTTCCAACTTCTAAACGGACTTTTTTGTCTTCACCAATCTTCTTGTAGATGTGGATTAGCTTTCTGAATATCTTTCCGTGAACAAATTCGAAGTCATAAGCTATCTCAGCATCGAACCTTCTAACCAACTGTCTAAGTCTCTTAGTAGCAGTATCTGTTCCTTCCCACTCAAGTTTACGAGTAGTTGTTTCAGGAATTTCGTTGGTTCCGATTTCCCAGCCTGAGTCATAGGTAAATTCCGCAATGTAATGAGTAATTGGATAGCTTTTGTCAGCTTTGTAAGGTGGCACTTGCTCACCTAGCAGGTCCAGCCCAGCATCTTCAGCGTAAATCGTTTTAGAATCTTTGTCTTCCTCGATTCGCATCACTTCGAATGAGCGTGTTTTGCTTCCGTCTTTTACAATCAAATAACATCCTACGTTAATTTTTTCAATCTCAGGATCTCCGATTTTATCAACTGTAAATTGATATGTTCCGATACCAGTGTCCAGGTCTTGTTCAAACCAATCGTTGTATGCAAAAAGTCCGTCAGCCAAGTCAAAACTCAACTGACAGACAATATCATACTGTCTATTCGTAACTGTAATCATAACCAACACTCCCTATAAATACATTTAATGCTCGGGATAGCTTTGTTTCCATCCGCACTAATCTCTATTTGAGTCGTTCCTGGTAAAATTCCAAAAACTTGACTGGCAGGATTAATGTATTTTCTTTTCCCGTTAATAAGAAGCGTGTTGCTTTCTGATTCAAAACGAACGACATCACCTGTTTTGATAATATCCTCTCCATTCTCATATCCATACTGGACAGCTTTCCCATTCGGATGCGCTAATGCAATCATCTTGTATGGTGTGCTGGCTATAAAAGTATAAACAGGATAAGTAGTAGCTGTTCCGTTATTTTCAACAGTCAACTTTCCACCAACGACTGTTCCATTCTTCTCTGTGGTTGAATACGACACTCCTTTTGGGATTAGGAATTGTAGTTGCAATTCAGCGCCTCGCACAGAGCTTGTAGGAATGATTTCACCAGTCAAGACAGCTTCATAGTATCTTGTAGGCTGGTCTTTGAAAATTAATTTTTGATTCGGTACAGAGAAAACTCGGTTTAGAACGTCAATCGTTTGTAACACATCGTGTTTGATTGTAACTCTTACCGTAATAGTTTTTTCTGCGTATTCCCTTTTAATAAATCTTTTTTGTTTTACAACATTTGTAACAAGAGGTGTCATAGCACGTTCTACTTTGTTAATAATTATTAAACTAGATAAATCTTGTCCATTGTAAATCATGTTAATTCACCTCTCGCTCTCATCATTCTTCTATCGTTAAGTTTGTTATATCCATTCACAACATCAGTTAATTTACGTCCGTCTAGATAAGTGTTGTTGTCCTTCTCTAGAATCTTAAGCAATACTTCGATAACCACATCGAGTTTTGAATCATGCCCAATTGGTTGGACGGTTGCATTCTTCGAAGCAGCATCTTGCATATTGGATAAAGATGTTCCGTAGCTTACTGAATAGTCGAACGGAATTTGTGGGATAGAATCCGGAATAACCGCATCTATCATGTTTTCACTAGCTTTTGCAACGTTATCCGCTTCGTTGTTAATCCCGATAGCTAAACCTTCGCCAGTAAATTTACCGATTTCTTTAAATACCCTAGAAGGCGAGTGGATTCCAAGTAATCCTTTTGCGAAGTCAATTGCTCCGCCCACAACGTTTTGGATAGTGCTAACGACACTACCAGCCATACCTGCAATACCTTCTACTAAACCTTGGATGATATTCATCCCGATGTCGTATAGGTTAATACCAGATAAGAAACTAATAACATCATTCCAAATACCGCTAATCGTTCCAGGGATTTGACCGAAGAACTCTCCAACTGCAGATACGATACTGCTAAACATTTGAGATGCGATATTGAACATGTTACTTACGCCGTCCGCAACGAATTGGTAAGCTGAACTTACAAATCCGCTAATAGAATCGACGATAGCGCTCCAAATAGAAACTGCAACGTCCATAATGCCTTGCATAATAGTTCCAAATGTTTCAGACAATCCAGTAAATATATTCACGACATATTGAACCAATGTATCTACAAATGCAGATACAATCGTACATAATGATTCCCAAATCGTTTGTGCTGCAGTAGAAATATTGGTCCAAATTTGACTAAGAGTGCTTGCCACTCCTTCAAAATTACCTGTTAATAGTTGTAATAGAACTAACACTGGTCCGATAATAACGTTCTTGATTAATTCCCATGCTGCGCCTGCTGCAGTTGAGATGGCATTCCAAACGGTATCAATATAGTTTTTAATCAATTCGAAATTGGCTTTAACCATATTAATAATCGGTTGAATAATAGGTGTTATGATTCCAAGGAATGCATTCCACGCTTGTGTTGTTATATTCGTGATAGATGTCCATAGATTACTAAAGAATTCCGTTAAACTAGTAACTACTGATGTGATAGCATCAACAACACCTTGCCACGTTTCAGAAGCCCAACTTGCAATACCGTTCCACAAACCTGTTAAGAAGTTCATGAAATTTTGCCATATTTGTTTACCTGTTTCAGTTTGCGTGAAGAACCAAACCAAGGCTGCTGTTATTGCTGTTATTGCTGTAATAATTACCGCAAGTTTATTGGCATTTAAAACAGCGTTGAAGATTTTAAACGCTCCACTTGCACCCATCGTTGCAGCAGCGTTTGCCGCTTCTGCAGCAGTCAATGCTTTAGTGCGGACAAACTGTGCTAACATTAATCCGTTTGTGATTGCTAATACTGTTTTACGAGCAACTTCAATGCCTTTGATTACTCCCATCACTACTTTGTAACCAGTGTATGCGGCTGTGATACCAACTACTGTAGATTTAAGTAAATCCATGGCTGTTTGGTTACTAGAGATATATCCAGTCAAATCTTTAACCCAACCAGTTGCATCCCTTATGAAACCACTTAACGTTTCGAACGCTCCACCAACAGTGTTAATGATGTCCTCTACCGTTACAATTTTAGATAAATCATCAACAAAACTTCCGACGATTGCGGATACGTTACCAATGACTCCTCCGATATTATCAAAAGCCAGTTTCAAATTCTCAACAACTTTACTAAATATTTCCTGAACTTTAGCAAACGCGTCGGATTCAACAACGCCTTTAATAAACTGCTCGCCACTATCTTTCAATTGCAAGAATCTGTCTTTTAATTCGCCTACAAAACCTGTTAAGTTTTGCATAGCTACAACAAGGCTATCTAGAACAACTGAACCCATCGTGGCTTTGAAATCTTCCCACGTTTGTTTCAAGTTACCCATGACGTTTTCCCAACCATCTGATTCACGAGCCGCTTGACCCATTGCCCCAGATACTTTGTTGGCATCTTCATACATTCTCAAGAGAACTTCTTGTTGTTGTAGCCCTGATAATTTCGAATATTCCTTACCGAACAACTCTGTTGCTTTTGCGTTACGAGTAGTCTCAGTTGATAAGATTCCTAAATTGTCTGCAACCTGGAAGTTACCTTTTAAGTAACTCTTCAAGGTCTCAGTCGTTTCTTCTAATGACTTATCGTAGAAAGCTGCAGTATCAGCCGCTGCTCTTGTAGCACGAGAGGTAAATTCCATCGCTTGAGTTGTATCCATTCCAGCTACTTTAGCGAATGCTGCGATTTGGTTAAAAGCTGGTTTAATCCGTGTTGGGACCGCTCCGACTTCTTTAGCTACGCCGTTTAAAGCTTGTTCTGCAGTGTCGACAATCCCAGAAAATACTTGTTCGAATTGTGCCTGAGTAGCCTTAGCGGATGCCGCTGCTTCGATTGACATCTTTCCGAAATCAATTAATTTTCCAGCAGCAAATACTCCTGCAATGACCGTAGCAGTTTTCTTAAAGAAACTAGACAACTTATTGCTGGTCTGTTCCCCTTTTCTTGCTACACCGTCCAGTTCTTTTTCGGCGTCACTTCCGCGGATTCCGATTGTCCCAAACAGTCTAAATATCTCACCCATCTTCCTTCACCCCCATACTCATAATTTGTTCTGCTAAACGAATAGCATTTTCTTCTTCAGTTTGACTCATCGTTTTTCCATCAACCGAAGATGGTTTAATCTTACTCAATCGTTCTTGTTTGAAAGAGTTGAAATCTTGCTCGATATCTTTCGCTAACCACAACTCCCACAACTTCTCTTCTGCTTCCACCTCAAAAAGATACGCTAAAAAATCCAACGTCTCTTTCATGCTGTAAGTAGCTAAAAGAGCAGTTGGATTTGAGTAGCGTTTGAATAATTTATCTTTTAAAGCGTGTTGCCCGAGCCTAAGATTGAGGAGATAGATGTTAAAAAATCCTTCAACTCTGGTTTCTTGAAGAATTCAACTAATAATTGAGTATAGTCAACAAAGTTTAATTTCTGAATTTCCTGAATTGATGTGTTCGTTAAGTCAGCAAGGAAAGTATTAATGTCTAATTTGGCTTTATTAATATTTGCAAGAATCGTTTGAATTAATCCAGCAATCATTTGCATGCCACGTTTTTCTAGTGCTTTTTCTTGCTTTTCTTTTTCTGCTTTTGTTGGTTTCTTAGATAAATGGCCTAATAAATGGCTATCTTTTTCTTGTTGTTTTTCAAACAATTCTACAAGATCATCTTTAATATCTAACTTCCCAATGATAGAAAGCATTGAAAACATATCGTCTCCACGTAATTCTCTTAACTCCATAAATTATTCCTCCGATGCGTTAGGGTAGAAGATTTTAACTGGTGCTACACGATTTGCAACGTCTTCAGCGTTAGCGTGAGCTTCGAATTTCATTGTAATTACAGCTTCAGAATTATCTTTAGTATCAAATTCTAAACCACTTGTGCATAGTGCGTTGTATAGAACTACAATGATTGGTTTTTTACTTCCAGACATCACACCTACTAATGCGATGTTGTCAATATAATCGCCATCTTCAAGTCTGTCTTTCAATTGAACGATATCCCATCCTGCTGGATTGTCAGTTCCGTTTCCAGTTTCTTTTTTACCATTTAACGCTAAACGGATATTCTCAGCAGTAATCTCTTTAACGTTAACTTCTAACGTTGCTTCTGCCTTATCAATGATTTTTTGACCTTTAGCAGGAGTGAACACGCCATCTACTTCAATCGTTCGGTAAGTCGTTACAATAGACACTTTATTACCATCTGAAGTAGCACCTAATAGTTCACCTTTCCATTTTTTTCCTGCAGCATCCCATTCGATATTCTTATAAATTGCCCCAGCGTCAACCAGGTAATTCTTAGGCGTATCGACTGTATATCCTGTACGTTTTACTTCTGTTTTTGCCATTTCTTATTTCCTCCATTCTGTTTGAACATTTAATCTAATGTTTCGACGCTTCACTGTATCTGAGCCTGTGTTGACTTTATTCGAGCCAACGAATCGAAAGTTTACATATAATTCTTCCGTTAATTGCAGCATTCCGTTGAAGTGTCGTTTGATTTGTTCTTCTAACTCCAACACCCTTTTATACGAGGTGTTAAAATCAAAAATATCAATTTCAATCGTAATCTCATCTCGCTCACGAGTCATATTTTCACGATCATAATCGTAAGTAAGATATGGATACACCACCTTGTCTTTTCGATTCTTTTCGTGAAAGCATTCTTTAGTGATTGTGGATAGTTCCGATTGTAATAATTTTGCGAAATCTAACATTTCTAACCACCAAAACTTTCTACAAATGTTTGAGCGATAATATCCTGTGCACGTTTCTTGTTTTTCTTAAACGCAGGACGTATAAAAGGCTGTGGCTCGTTACCATACGTGAATACTACTTTCCCGTCTGGGCTTCGATATAACCATCCACCTTTTCGACCTAATCCATTCTCAGCAAATTCACCCGTTCCGAACTCAACGAATACGGAATACTCAACGTTCGTTCCTACAAATACTCGTACATCGCCACCATACTCTTTCACAATTGATTGGATACTGTCTCTTAGCTCTCCAGTATCGACTACTGCTAAAGCCTGGCACTGGGAACTAATCAAGTTCCCTACCCTTGTTAATGCCTTAAACGAAACTTCACGCAATTCTCTCTTAGTGCGTTTGCTATAATCCTCAAATCGAAAACTACCCATTTAGCACACCTTCATAAGTCACGTAAATTTCGTTGTGATGGTGCACTCCTACTGGATCATCACAGTACGTTATCGTGTACCAACGTTTAGATGAATCAACCACACGCATTGTGTCCTTGATGCCTTCAGTAAACGTAGGAATGATTAAGACGTGAGTAGAACGCTCCACGATTGCGTTTTGCGTCGTATTTGAAGCGTTAGAGCCCGTCAGCATATCAATCCAACCAGTTACGGTCATTACTGTATGCCACTCGTCCTGTGAGCCTCCAATGCCGTCATCGACATAGCTTTTTTCTTGTATTTCTTGAAACATTATGCCCACCTCAATCGTCTATATTTGTCCAAGAAACTGTAAAGAGAAGACGGTAATCCATCGATATTGTCAGTTGCATTCACGTCATAGTAAGTAGTGCTCATGCGTGAGACTGTCTCTGACTTAATACCGAGCTTATCGCCCATCTTCACACGATAGCGCAAGATGTTTTTCAATCCAAATGCGATATCTGACGGGTACTCCACTTTTGTAACAATCGCTTTATGGTTAGAATCCTCAATAAAATCAGAACCTTGAACATAAATTTTGTTACCCGAAATGGAATCAACAACATATAACCCATCATTATAGATGGAATCATTGACTTCTATGGTATCACCTACGCGAACACCTTTGAGAGGATGTCGCATCTCAATAACATTTTCGTGAAAGGATAGCGACTGATTACGAATACTTCTGTTTTGGAAATTATTGTTCGTTAAATTACGAATCGTTGTCTCATAAGCATCTAAATCTGCTTTTGAAATAGATTTGTCGATTTCCATCGCTTCTGATAATTGAATAATCATACTCTTCGCTCCTTAAATAAAAAGGAAAGAGGAGTCGTTACTCCTCTTTACCCTTCTTAGTGCTTTTCGTTTCTACTACTTCTTCTACTTCTTCAAACCCATCATCAAGTAATTTTTCAATGATCGTTTCGTTGTCCGTTTCACGGATAACGTTTAACTTTTTGAATTTTCGCATTTAATAACCTCCTATTATGATGGTTTTACGTTTACGAACACTTTCTCAAGTTTCGCTTTTGGAATCCATAAATCATGGAATTTGCGATAGTCTGTTTTCCATGCATCCGCAGCTTGGTTGACTGTTGGGTCGAACACACGCACTTTATCAGTCTTAGAAACTGCCACAGGAGCGTCTTTAGCACTGATAATCCAGTTGATGGCCTTGCTTGAAGAATCTTTTACGAAACCACCTTTTTCTTGTCCTGATGTTTTACCATCATTGAATTTGAACGCTGTTTGTAATAATTCTTGACGAGCACGAACGATAGCATTGTCATTAAATGATACAACGCGAACATTCATGTTTCCTTTTGCTAATTGTGTTGTAGACATGTGGTCTTTAGCGTTTTTAGCGCTTGCTAATAATGATGCAGTTGTTGGAGACATTGTAATTACTACGTCAGTCACTCCTGTAGCTTCTTCAATAGTAGTTAAGTCTTTTAATAATTCTTCAACGATATTTTCAGCAGTAAGTGCGATTTCTCTAGATTGTGAACCAGCAATTGCAAGTGATGCAATCTTAGAGTAACGATAAGCATCGATTTCTGGAATTACTTGTTGTTTTTGGAATTCGCTCATAACTGTTGAAGCAGTAGCTACGAAGTTTGTTTGGTCAACATCCATTGAGTCAAGTGTGAATGAACGTCCACGGTCTTGAGTTAATTTATATGGATTCCATTTCAAGTCAACAGAACCAGTTGTGAATCCATTGCTGCGGTCGTAGTTTGCTAATCCGTCTGTTAATAGTGTAGCGATTTTAACTTCGTCTCCACCGTTGTATTTAACGAATTTGTCGTTTGCTTCCATCCAACCTGTTGTAGATTCTTGAGTCACTTGTTGGTCAAGTAAAGGTTGGAAAATTTTTGAATATTCTAATGTGTTTGCCATATATTTTTACCTCTTTCTTATTGTTATTGTTTTGTTTCTTCTAGCCCGAAAGCTTTGGCAGCTTCAGCAAAAGCTTTGTCAAATTCAGATACATCTTCTTTACTATCGTCTAATTTAGTATCTTCGACTTTGTAACCATTCGAAGAAGTTTGCGCTTCTTCTTTGAAGAATACTGGCTTAGATGCACGTAAATCATTAATCTTGTTATCTAAGTCTTTAACATTGCCTTGTTCGTCCGCTTCTAACGTTCCTAGTAAATACAATCCATATTCCACGTCTGAAATGCCGGCTTTTTCTAGAGCGGAACGAGCTTGATAGTTCATAGCGTTCGTTTTCTCTTGCGCTTCTAATTCTGCAATACGTTTTTTATATTTTTCTAGTTGCGTTTGTAATTCTTCGTTCCCTTGGCTGTCTTGATTTTCTTGACTGCCTTTGCTGTTATTTTTTAGTTCGTCAATTGTTGCATTTGCTGCTCTCAATTGCTCACTCTTTTCGTTAAAAACAGTTTTAGGAACTGCTTGTTTAGGAAATTCACTCTTAATTTCTTGCTCTGCAGTAGCTAAATCAATCGTGCCATCTTCCTTTTGATACTTCTTTAGAATGTCAATAATCCATTCCATTTTTATCCCTCCAATTTTATGCTGATTCCAACAGCGGATATGTTTTTTGTGCTTATACTCCACATGAGTCGTAGGTAGTTTATTGACTTGCCCAGGTCAGTTTTGTTGCAACAAAAAAGGACACAACCTTTTCGGTTGCATCCTTTGAAAATTGACTTGTTTTAATACGAGCTAAGCATACGATACAGTGGGTCGTTTTCTTCTTTTTTTCTTAACTCCTCGTACCATTCCCGTTCTTCTAACGCTAACAATTTCATGTCTTCTGGAGCGTCATCACGTAACTCTTTACCGTATCCGCGCTTTCTCCACTCTTCTAGTGGCTCAAACTTCTCATACATTTTCATTTCTTCTTCTGTCGGTATAATCATTACCAATAACCTCCTTCCAACAATCCTGTTATAACATCTGCCAATGCGTGTGACTTTAAAATAGATAAAGTATACGCTTCAGAAACAATCTCATTAGTTGCATCTAACGAATGTTCATCCTTACTTAGATGTCTGTTTGCGTAACCACTAATATCTCTAGCAATATTATAATGGTTCTTTTCAATCATATCAAGTAGTTTCGCATTAAATTTACGCTTTGCTTCGGCATAACTTACGCCATTTTGCTTCGCGTAATTATTTACGTATTGATAGTGCTGATAATGCCCAAATTCGTGAATAATAGGACTCATAGAATCATCATCTACTGCAAAGTACTTCTTGTATTTGCCATCTTTTCTTCTAGTTCTGTTTGCAGTCTTCAGACGTTTTATTATTGCTTTATGCCCTGGAGTAGTAGCATCGAGAAAAATCGTGTTTGTACTTGGTGAATACGAACCAAACGCGTTTGGTCTCCCTATATCCTTTTTAGCATCCATAAGAACAATACGAGGCTTCTCAGCACCTCTTGGTAAATCTAGCAGTTCTAGTGCTTTATCTACCTGTTTCTCGTAATAGTTGATGCTCTTCTTAGTCCCTTTCAAGCTGTCAGATACATACATGTCGTGGTTTGAAGTTAGTACCTTGCGACCCTTAAAGCTGATTTGTTCATCTTTAATAGTTCGCTTGCTGCCTAATTGATGTGACTTCATGTTCTTTGCTTTCATGTAGTCATCATCATCAGACATCAAAAAGCGACGTTCATCAATGTCTTTTTTCCACTGATCATACGTTCTAAACGATATCTTTTCTCCGGTCTCATTATCTCTTCGATAATCTGGATTGATTCCATCGACGATTGTGATAGTAGTGCAACGGCAATTGATATCCATACCTGCAACACCAAAACATCTTGGACCAATCGCTTTAAATCCATCAGACACAAAGAATTCATCGATTTTCACCCTTTGGCCATCTAAGTGACCGTGAGATTTACGAGTTTTTCTGTCTAATGCAGCAAGCCATTGCTTTTGTAAGTCACAGCCTACCTTTTCCATTTCTTCATACGAATTCTGTCTTGCTTGCGTTCGCATACGTCCACCTTCAGTGCGTGCAATCCGTAATGCTTGTCTGTAATTTGCTTCTGAGTTACTTGATATCACACTGGCTATTTCAGCGTATCCATGCCCTTGCAAAATTCCAGAGGTGATTGCACCCTGGGAACGATTCGCTAATCTATTTCGTGCTTTATACAAGCGCTCAGATAACGTCTTACTAGCAACTGGACGTCTTACTGCTGACCTAATGACATCATCTGGAAGAAACGCTATCGGCAAATCTGCTTGCTGCGATTCTTCCACAGTGTAGTAACCACCGTAATAGCCTGTTTCAAACTGTTCTTGTTTGAAGTTCTCGATTACGGTTTTAGTTTGAGGATATACCTCTTGAAGCTTTTCGACGATCTCGTCTGTCAATTGTTTTAACCTACCAGTTTGTTGTTGCTTCCAATAAGGTAAATCCTCATACTCATCGAGATATGCTTTCAATTTACTCTTAACATCTTTCAAGGTGTCAGAGTAAATGTGATACAATTCTCTATTCATCCTCAGGTCTTGAGTCTTCTCCAGCCTCTGTAGTTCCTGTTCCCACTGATTCATCGTTTTCACCTACTTCTGAATCTGCTTCAATAGCTTTGCGAACCTCTTCAACATCTAAGTCCCATTGCTTGCAAATCATATCAATAACCGTATCTTCTCCTAAGTATGGAGCGCTTGACACAATAGCATTGATAAGTGTTTGCTTCGTTTCCGCTTCTAGCTTGTCGATGTTAGCAATATCCGATTCATTTACAATCATTTCTGGTTCAATTAGAATCTGAATTCCTTCTGTTGAGTAATTCGTTTGATTCAATCGGTTGATATCGTCAATGATTGCATGTAGCGCCCATTTCAATAGAGAACGTAAACGAATCTCTACCTTGCGACACTTCATTTCAAGAAGCGTATATCGTGATTTAATCACCACGTTCGTTACGTTTCCGTCACCAGTTTGAGAATTGTCAAACCCCATACCGAACTTGTAAATCGCTTCTTTGTCGATTTCCAATTTCGCTTTTCGTGCTTCAAAAGGAATATCGAATGTCTTCAAGTCAACGTTTCCTTTGTTATCTGGATTCCCTACGTTTACGATTCCACGAGCTTTGATGTTTTGTCTCAACTCTGATAGGTTCGTTCCACGGAAGCCAGAAACAACGTAAATCGGCTTATCATAATCCATTAAGTTGTTAGATAAGAAACAAGCCATCAAATCATAATCATCAATCAACGCTTTAATTGGCGCTAAATCCGATTTCTCACTGTGATTATTAGACAGTTTGTAGAAAGGAATGCGTCCATAAGTACGTGTTAAATACGTTCCGTTATCCGCTTTTGCAACCACATGAGGTTTTGGGTTCTTTGGTCGGTCTTTATCAAATACTAATTTACCGTTGCGGTCCGTTTTGAAGAACGTCACATTCTCATCCGTCCAGCGTTCAGCGAACATTACATCTAGCAGCTCGTTCTCGACTTGCATTTGTTTCTTGTAATAACGAATAACTGCGACTTCATCGTATGTTTCGTCATAGACCATAAACGTCTTCAAGAATCTTGAGACCTGGAAACATAGCTTATCATCCGCGTTTGTTCTCATATACGCATAAGTCGCACCACTGATGGATACATCTTCTAACAACTCTGAGACGAACAGTTGGAAGTCTTCATCGACATATTCATCAATCAATCGTTGCAGCTCGTCATTTTCTTTCACTTCAAATCGAACTGGATTACTCAATAAGTAATTCACTTTCTGGTCTACCAATTCAGTGAAGAAGCTATGCGGAATCTGAACATTCGTTGCATACTTATCTTCTTTCAGAACACCGTTATCGTCCAAATAGAAGATACGATTGTTTTTAATATCATGATCACTTTCATAATATCGGTTGGCCGTCTGTGCTGCTGAATAGGATTCTTTTCCTATTTGCTCTTTGATAGCCGTATCAATTGCCTTAGCAGCAATCTCATAATCTTTGCTCATAATTTCTTCAATTTTTATTTCAATCACCCCACAAATCCATTTCTTCTTGTAACGTTTGAATACAATGCATAACGCAATGCATCCATAACGTCATCAAATACCTTAACAGGCAATCCTGTTTTCTCATCCCATGCATACTGATATACTTCTTCGTCGAAGCGAGGAATAGCGTTCCTTAAAACAAATAATTTATTCGTCTTGAAGCCTTTCGCCACGACTTCAATACCAGATAAGATAGATTTATCAGCATTAAACGCGTTCAATCCATCATTCCACAATCTGTTAACATGTTCTGGACGTGCAGAATCGCAATAGAACGGAATGTTATCACCGTATTTATCAGCGTACTCTCTTGCTTTCAACGCCCAAAAATCAATGTCTTTATGCTTTGCAGCACAACCATCTACTAAATACCAGGTCCCGTCATCCGTTTCTCCAATGACTACCATAGCGCCATAGTGTTCATAACCCCAGTCGACGCCCACGAAATAGTTGTTGATTTCATCATAAGGAACATCGTCCACATAATGAACTTCACGGTTGAAGTCTTTATACACAGCACCTTGACCAATGACCCAAAGGCCTTCAATATCTCTATCCCAAAACACTCCTGAAGGAGTAGCTTTCTTGATACTCTCACGGTATCTCTTCGATAAGAATGTGTTATCATCCAGTTTAAAATGCTCGTTGATGATGTTTTCACTCTCGTTATCGATGTAATCACGTTTTAACCAGTGATTAGGATTATCCGGGTTTGTATCCGCAACAATCCGAGCACCTTCACCGGAACAACGTGAAACAATTTCTTTAAATACTTGTTCCTTTGCCAGTGACGCTTCGTTGACATACGCTCCAAATGCGGTCATCCCTCGAATGTTTCCAAGGCCTGAAATTGTTCCAGTGTATGCCTGGATGATTTTGACTCCAAACAATCTAAAGCTATTGTGCTTATCCACTTTGAATTCCATTCCATAACGATTGTACAGCTCTTGCAAAACGTTATTTTGAATGGTACGGCTTGACACTCCAGCCAATATATATTGAGGCTCTGCAATGCCTAATTCATTTGCGATCTTACGAACACGAACTAACTCTTGCAAGAACACATCATTGTTCAATACTGTCTTCCCTGAACGTTTAGCACCGTGCAGCACACAGATAAACCAATCAGAAGCCCGAAGACGTTTTGCAACTTGAATCTGTTTAGGAGTGTATACATCACGTAAACTCATCCAGTTCATCTCCTAACTTATTCAAATACTCAGCAACTTTCGATTCGTTGCTTTCGTCCATCTTCGTTACTTTCGACTTAAGAACCTCGATTTCTTGCTGAAGTTTCTCGTTCACTAATTCATCACCAACAACAGCCATCTTATTCATGCCCTCAAGCGCGTTCACAAAAGCATTTGAATTAGCCTGGCGAACACCTTGCATCTTGATATCATCTTTTGCTTGATTCTTCAGCCATTCATACTCGTTGAATGCTTGTTCCCTGGACCAAAGAGCCATGTTTGAGAATTGTTTTAGTAACTCTCGATACCTTGCGGTAACCTTGGGGTTTTTTAACAATTTATTAGCAGTTTCATCAACGGTCTTATCTGTCATTTTTTCTGCGTTATAAACTTGCCTATACGCTTGCCTTTGAGATTGTCCAGCAACGAGATTCTGAACAAATAACTCTTGTTTTGTTGTTAATTTACTCACTCACCGAACCACCTCCCAATGAATACATAAAAAAAGAGCCGTTCAGAACGACTCACACAATTTTAAATAAAAAACCTATTGAGTTCATCACCCAATAGGAAAAAATAAAAGGATTCTAAACCATGAGAAAAAAGAATATCTCTTTCCACAACTTCCACATGATAACTATATCATAGATTCATTAGTACTACTCGGTACAGAGTCGTCTTTTTTAGTACATCTTTCAATTTTTTTAACAGCTTCATCATGAAGAATGAATAGTGTGGTTTTAGAGATTTGCAATTCTTCAGCAATCTCATCCCAATTCTTAGAAGAGATGTATTTCATCCAAATGATGGTTCGTTCTTTAGAATCGTCCAATTGCTCAATTGCTTTTATCAGTTGGTATTTCAAATCAATCAAGCTATCAACCCTTTTGTCGATGTACTCACTCAAGCTAATCAATTTGACGTAAGCATCGTCTTTTAGGCCTACCTTCGACTCTTGCACATTCACTTCTTTTAGAGAAGGAGATTTTAAGAAAGAATTATTTAAACGATCTAGCTCTTCCATTTTTGTTTTTATTTCCAAATCAATTAATCGAATTTGCTTCAATTGATGTTTAATTCCCATTTTTCACATCCTCTCTAATCCGTTTCATTAGGGTTGACCCGAATTCTTCTGTATTCGATAAATAATCAAAATACTGACTAAGAAAGAACCGCTCGCAGTCCGTTTTTACATTCCACGCTTCTCGATGATGCCTATTTCTAAAATGATTCTCTTTTAGATTCCAATCAGATTTTACAACCCCTTTGGAAAGCAAGTATCTTAAGGCTATTTTGTAATCATCAACGGCTCTTTCAATGATTCCAGCACATATTCCGTAATAACCTCTACTGTCCATTATTCACCTCACAATAGAGCTTCTA